ATGGTACTCCACCCCATTTTCCAAAATTCCCCCGTTATTGATTTTGAAAATTTTTTATAAATATTTTTGCAAAACACTTGACAAACATATCAACAAATGATATAGTATAGATAAAGGAAAAAGAAAGGGGCAAAGAATAGCAAAATAATTTGAAAAAAAGTTTTATAAAATAGTTGACAACCATTCGTGAAAATGGTAGAATAAGATTATCAAAAGGAAAGAGGTTATAAAATGAAATGGGTTAAGTTTAGAGTTTTACAAAATCTATCAGATAACAATATCTTATCACTAAAAGTAGTTGAAACATTAACAAGCGTAGATGTGTCAAAAGATATTAAGGTCTTAATCGAAAGAAAATATAAACGCTTGTCAGACAACGTATTTACTAAAGATTTTCCAAATATTAACACTAAAGATACTTATATTATCTGTGAACTGGAAAGACTAGAAGAACATGAATTAAACTATCTAGGACTTAAAACAGCTTATATCAATCAGAAAGGTAACTTAAAATGAAATTAACTAAAGCAGAGTTTATTATTCTATTAACTATCATTCTTCTAGGTGTAGCTCTAAACATTCTTTCATTCTCTCTTATTGAAAGAAAGCTGTCAGCCTATCATAATCAGATACAACGCTTAGAAATACAAGTAGAGTATCAACACAACAAGCTAGAAAAACTTGAAAATAATATCAAGTGGCAACATGATAGAACGACTAAATTAGTCCATGACTTAGGGCTTGAAAGCCTTGACTAAAAATAAAAAGCTAGTAGAATAATCTACTAGCTTTTTACTTTATCTTACTTGTCCTGTGTTGATAAGGTACTGAACAGCGTTATAGTAACTACCGAGGTTACGCTTGCGTGTTTCTCCGTTTCCTAGATTACCTTTCAGCACTTCCACGGCAAGCCGTCGGTGGCTTTCCTGCGCTGAAATAACTTTCATACGCTCATTGATAACGGTTTGAACAGCGTCATACAACCCGCCTAGAGCCTGCCGTCGGCTGTCTCCGTTTCCGTACTTGCCGTTAATGGTATTAGTGGCTAGTTGTTCGATACCAACGGTTTGGGCTTGCTGTGGAGCTGTCTGTGGCTTCTGCTGGGGTGCTGGTGCTGGAACTGGTTTAGCTTTTGATGGTACGCCCTCAATCGCTTCTACCAGTTCCTTAGCGATAGCCTGCTTATGTTTTTCATAGATAGCCATATCGCTATTATTATCAATGAAACAGATTTCAAGCAGACGGTAAGAAATACCAGTGCCAGCCATAGCGTTAGCGTTATAAAGCCAGTCAATAGACTTAAACCCTCTAGCCTTGAAATACTTTTCAAGAACATTTTTAAGTTTAGTATCTTCTGCGTCGGCTGGGTATCCTGCTTTAATCAAAACCTCTGTACCGTATGCTTGACCGTTAAAAGAGTTAAAGTGGATTTCTGTTACACTTTCATAGCCTTTAGAAACGTCACGGATATTGCGATAGTCAAAGATATTTCTATCCTTGATATAGTGTATTTTGCTAGAATAGCCAGCCATAAGGTCGCATAATTCTCGCGCTTTTTGGGCTTCTGTGATGTTTAGTGAACGGTTTACAGCTCCTGCGTCGTAGCCAGCTTTACCTTGTCCGTGTCCTGCGATAACCAAATGTGTCATAGTTCTTTTTCTCCTTGCTCTAACTTATTTTCGTAACGCTTAATCTCTTGCGTTACTTTTACTTTTACAAAACTAGGTACTTTTATACCCATAACACCAACATTTTCCAAAATACTTAAAACATAGTTTAGGCAAATATAAACGATAAACATTTGAACTAAACCAAAGTTTTGAACGTAGTGGCAAAAAGCCCCTAAAAAGAAATAGAAAAGAAATGTAACCGAGTGCTTAGCAAACCCTTTAAGACCTACCCAACTGTCGGCAACTTTCCACAAATAAGCCTTTAACAGACCCGTAGCAAAGTCAAACCCGATTAGAATAAGTAATATGTGGGTATATGGGTTATTAGCCATATAGACCAAACTAGGAAACATATTCTATTACCTCCATGAATTTATTTTTTGTTTCAAGGTCTGAATATATTATAATATTGTTTAGATAATTCTTCCTTATCTGCCTAGCTATCGGGCTTGTCCTTTCTAAAAATATTAGACCGTTTTCAACGTCCGTTAGCTCAATAGTATAGGCTGACAAGTTTCTATCGAAACCTTTTGCAACATATACAAACCCTGTAACAGTATAATAGCACGTCAGGAAAGTTCCGTCAAGATAAAACGAAAATAAACGCTTTTTCTCGCCTTGAATTTTCTGAATATTCTGATTGTTTATCACTTGGAACTCATTTTCCACCATACTGTCATAAACCTTAGACCCTTTAATCAACTTATAGAAAGGGTTTTCTTTTTCTTCATCATTCTCAAAAGGATTGTTAGGCGGGAACTCTATTAAAAATGCCTTTTCCTTTAAGTTGTAAAATCGCTTGCTTGGTGTGTCGTAGAATTTCAAGAAAGCAAAGTAAGGGTTATTAAAGTTTGTTGCGTTACTTAATAAGTAAGCATGGCATCCCGTCCTTTTCCTAAAAACAGAATACAGAAAATTTAGAAAGGCTTCTACTTCATTTTTCAGATAATACTTTCTGCTTGCCGTGTCTATCAGAAGCTCATCAAAAAGAACGTCGTCCACGTCATCATATTCTGAACCTTTCAAGTCAACCCATGTAGATAGGCTTTTCATATAGCATACTATTTTACCGTTTAGAATAATCTTGGTACTGGATATAGTCATTATATTTTCTTTTCTATCCGTGTTGGTTGCCTTGAAAATAATCTTAGTTTGTACCTTGCTAGCGTCCATATCAATTATTTCAAAATCTTCAAAACATTGTTTTAGAAGCTCGGTAGTAAAAAACTTTTCCTTGTCAATCCTATCAAGTTCGCTTTTATTTCTCCTTAAATAGATAAACTGCTTACCAGTTTTTAAGTGTTTTTTTAATAGGTGTTTTTTAATTGCAAAAGTTTTACCGATACCACGCCCACCTATAATCAAGTTTACCATTTGATTATAAGATAACATTTTCTGCGGATTATACCATTTTTCTTCTTTTTCCATTTTTCAAAATCCTTTCTAGTATATTTCTATTATATCATAAAGCCCTATATTTCAAGGGCGTTAGTCTATTCTGCGTTATCATTGTTAGGTAAGTAGTCAAATAAGGTGCTATCGTTTTTAATTGCTCCGTATTCCCAAATTCTTACTCCTGTTTGAAAAATGGCTTGAATAGCGTTAATGTGTGCTTGGTTCGCTGGTATCTTAACCGTAACAGTTATAGCCTTAACATAGTTAAACCGTTTTCTGTTTCTTACCGCCAGCATATTGTCAAAACGTGAGTTAATCAAAGTACCAAACAATTTTATATACTCGTTAGCTTTATACAGTATCTCTTGTTGTGCTATTGAGATTTTATAGATAACGTCATCAGCGTTATATCCAGTATTAAAGGCTAGGTCGTTTCCTATCTGCTGGATACTGATAGGCTGGTTCTGCAAGTCTGTCATGCTAGCATTATAGCTCCGTATGCTCTGATTGAGGGCTTGCTTGGCTTGCATATTAGCTAGAGCGTTGGCTTGGCTTCTTAGACTGTTATTGTCTTTTGCAAACCCTGCTTGCGTCTCTGCGTGCCCTATCGCTCTAAAGTCTTGGTAGCCTTGATAACCAGCGTTTAGCCCTCTAGTAACAGCCCCGCCAATGTTACCACTGAAAATATCCCCGATAACCCCACCAGCGTTTGAAACACCGTTAGCCCATATATTGATATTAGCACTATCTACGGCGTAACTTGCGTTATAGGTGGCTTCCTTGTTAGCCTGTGCTACTTGTTTGTTAGCTAGTGACGCTTGTTTAGCTTGTATCTCCTTATTTTCCTTAAAGGATAGCTGGATAGCTTGGTTTTGGTTTTTGTTAGCTTGCATATAGGAAGCGGTAGCGTCGTTAAGAATGGTTATATCTCGCCCTGTTGTATCAAAGAAACCATATTTCAGACGCTCGGGGTCGCTTACAAAAGTTTGGTTAGTGTGGTGTGCGTCAACGTTTTTAGAAATAGCCCTGCCCTCTACATAATCGGGCTTGGTAAGGTTGTTGTAGTCCTTAAACGTTATATGCACTTGGTTTCTATCCCCTAAAGCCCCAGCAAAGATTACAACATACTTCCGCTTATCGTCTAGCGTCCGTGGTAAAAATTGCGGTTGATATAGATAGCTGTTACCAAAACTGTCATAAAGTTCTATCTCTGTGAACTCGCTGTTTAATAGTTGTATTTCGGGGTTAATATCCCGCCCTGTGTACTTTTTAAGTTGTTCAGCGATATTGTCATAACTTATCCGTAGCAAGTTAGGCACTTCAAAGGTGGTCGGGTTGAAAGCGTGTAGGGTCTTAACTTCCAGCAAGACCGCTCTAGTGTTCCAAACGGTTTGTGTAGTAGTCGTTGTTGTCGGCACGTCTCCTGTGCTTGTTGCCATGATAGTACCACCGCCAGCGATTTCAGGTGGATAGACAATACTTTCAATATCCGATAGCTTAATAGGACGCTTATTCCGTGTTACCCATTGCCCGCCGTAGTTCTGTTCTAGGATTGTCATTTCTTGCCCGTTTACGGCTTCGATAACCCCTGTATGCCCGTATTCTAGGTCATACCCCTGCACGGGCTTCCAGTTGATAAGACCCCCAGCTTTTACTTGTGATAGACTTGTAGGGTTAAATACAACTTGCCAGCCTAGAGCCTGCCAGTTATAATCCCCCCCAATGTTACTAGCTGACATACCACGGATTTTATTAGACCCGTCTGCCTGCTTTCCTGTGCCGTTAGCGTTTACCCCTGTTACACCGCCACCCAGTAAAGCACCCCCCAAAATTTGGGAATACTTGGCTACAAGCCCGTAACATTGACCGCTACCCACTCGCTGACCTAAAAGCCCAGCTAGTTGTTTAAGGGCGTTATCCGTCTTAGGTGTGCTTGGTGTAGCCTGCGGTGTACTGGTGCTTGTGCTACCTGTTCCGCTCTTGATTTGTTGGTCAAGCTTATCCAGTACGCCACCGTTTGCTTGGTTAATACCATTTCTAACGCTCTGCATGGTTGCGTTGTACTGCGTATAGCCAACTTCTGCATAATTAAACAAAGCACCGCCAACTGTAAACAAGCCCTTAGTAGCTTCTGCAAAGTCCATTTTACCCGCTACTTGATACATTTTTTGGTTGTTTCCTGCCGTTTGTTTTGCTAGCAAAAACATATAATCTATAAAGTAGTCTTTAACACTAGCAAAGTGCATATAGTGCCCGCCCTCGTTAGCTGGTCTAGCTAGCCCCTGCGTTACTTTAACCCCGCTAGGTCGGGTTTGAGCACCACCCGAAAGACCACCCCAGTTGTTATCTATACGACCTACGTTTGAGTTACCCCAGTTACTTTCATAATAGAGCTGTGAAATGATTAGCGACGGTAGGACGTTAAAGGATTGTGCCAGCCCTACCAATGTTTTGATATGCTCGGCTGATAGGCTATGTCCACCATAGTTTATAGCTCCACCTGTGTAGTTACCGTTGGCGTTGTATGAAATACCTTGGTTACTTGATACAACTGTTGTAGTCGTTGTAGTGCTAGAGCCTAAGCGGTGTAACTCAAATTCTCGGATATTCTGCCCTGTGATAGTTACGGTTTGGGTTTGTGTGTTAAATTCGTAGTCTATCCCGATTTGACGGCTTACATAGATATTTATAATATTATTGACTGTATCATCTTCAGCACCCAACCCGTAAAGCTCTTGGAAGATTGCTTCCAGCGGGTAACTCTTATCCACGGTCTGCCCGTCAATGTTGAACTTATAAGTACGTCCTGTAAAGTTGTTAATCGGTACGATAAAATACTTAAACGATTTTTGCGTACCAACCTTAGCAAAGTTAATATTTTTAGCTTTACCGTTTTTTAGCGTGATTGTTGGCTTGGCAACTACTACCAGCCATTCCACGTCGTTACCGACCTTACTAGCATAGATTGTCCGCTTAGTTCCAGTTGAAAACCCTTGGGAACTATCCACTAAGCTACCTATGCTATTTTTAAGGGTCATGCTTTCCACTTGTCCGCTTACCTTGGTTTTTGCAAGGTCAAAATAGTAGGTATTCCAAACGTCTATTTCGTAGTAAATTTCCGTAGTCTTTTCGTTTAAGTAAATTACGTCCATAATAAAGGCGTAGTAGGTTCTACCGTGGTTGATAAACCGCATATAGGTAGCCGTTTCAAATTTTTCAACCCGTCCAGTCACTTGTATAGCCCCGTTTCTAGGTACTTGCTGGAAGCTGTCGCTGTGATATAGTAGGTTAATGTGATTATTAGGTTCAGTAAAAAACTTGTCCTGCTCCTCTACGCTACTAAAACGGATAACATTTTCATAGTCATTTCTGAAAGGGCTGTTAGCATATAACCAAATTTTAGTCGTTTCTTGCATTTTTTTCTCCTTATAAAATAAAGGGCGGATAGTTCCGCCCTCTTGTTAGTCTCCTAGCTTGCCTTGATTTTGCCAGCTTCCACTCCTGCGGATTTTATTTTGATTAGGCTGACCTTTTTCTTGCCAGCTTCCGTCTATCCTGCGTCTAAACCAGCCACGGGTAAGGCTCCTAAACGTTCCCTTTCTAACCGCCCACGGCTTGAAACGTTGGTTAGGGTTGTATAGCCTGTAACCCATTTTAGAGACGCTAGACGGTGCTTCCCCGTTCGGGTAGCTTACGGATAGCTCCAGTAGTGAACCGTCGTAGTAGCTTTCGGGTGGAAGCGTTAGGGTCATTTCTACGGGGTCTTTCTGAGCTAGTGAAATATCGTCAATGGTTAGCCCGTTATACGTCCAAACGGTCTGCCCGTTTACTCGTATAACATAGTTTACAACGTACCCATCAGCTCGCGACGGTGCTTCTGTAGTCTCCCAAAATAGAGGGGTAACTCTTACCCTTGCCGTGATTGAATTATCGTTATTTAACGTTTCTTCAACCACTTGTAGCTTATAACCCCAGTAGCGCACGCTAGCCCAGCCTACTACCTTTTCCCCGTATTGAATATAGACGGTTTCGCCGTGCTCTGAAAACCCATAGCCAACTTCTCCACCGAGGTTTAAGCTCCATGCGTTCGTCCAGTTGTTAAACCATTGTGGCAAGCCTTGAAAGCTTCGGACAAGCCCCGAACTTGCAAACTCTTTCCGCTCTAGTTTAGCCATTAGATACCTCCCGCAAGGTCGTTTTCAGTTTGCCTGTTGTTAGTACGAATAAAGCTAGAACCGTCAGCCGTTCCAGCAAACACGTTAATATTACCAGTAGCAAGGTTACGCCCTTCAACAAGTCCGCCTGCAAGACCGCCAGCCCATGCTCCGCTGTTGGTTAAGTTTGTGATTAGTTTCATTAGAGCTTGTTCAAGTTGCTGGTTCTTACGTTCTGCGTTATCCATTCGTGTTTCAAGGTTTGAAACTTTGCTTTCAAGAGTTGCAACTTTTGTTTCAAGTGTATTTACACGGTTTTCAAGTTGTGTAATCCCTAAAATTTGTTTGATTTCTTGTAAGAAAGTTGGGTCACTTAAAAGCTCTTTCAACAATTCTTTTAGATATGCAACCATGTCAGGTTCTTTTAAAAGTTGGCGTAACAGTTCTTTGAACCATTCCTTTAGCTCGCCTTGTAAAAGGTCTTTAAGCATACGGATAAACAGTTCGCGAAACTCTTTAGAAGCATGGTAGCGTCTGATTAGTTCGGGTACTAGATATTCTAAAAGCTCAATTAAAGCGTTTTTAAAATCTTCTAGTTCGCTTTCTAGCTGTTGAAAGTCGTCCAACAAGTTCTTGAAAGCCCTCTGTAACCATGCGATTAGCTCGTAGATACTGTTTGCATTATCGAAAGAGGTCGGAAGTTCGGGAATGATACCCCAACGCTCAATCCAAAAACGGCTATAACGTCCACGATAATTTCTGAAAAATTCTTCCCTTAATTTATTTTCTTCTCGGTTAAAATTCATAAACCCTCTCCTTAATTTTGAATGATTGGTTATTCTGTGCTAACGTATGCCCGTGTATTTGTAAGACCCTCTTTCCGGATACTCACAACATCCACGGTTGCAAAACCAAGTGCTTGGTTGTCAAATGTAACCGTTAACGTGTCAATTCCGTTATAGTTAATATTTACATTTTCATTTTCAATGATTGCTTGAAAATAATCAACATTATAAACATACCAATTTCTGGTAAATACATGATGAATACCTCCTCGGTCATAAAAAATACTTAGGAAAATAACAGAATCAGATGGAATTTCATTGAAAACGAAGCTGGTGTTAAACCCCTTTAATTCCTTAAATAATTTAGCATAACCAACAAAACTACCATCAGATGGTTTTAGTGATTCAAGAACCGTGATTCTATCACTGTGATTTTTTAGTGTTCCTGATTGAATTTCTTGATTTTCTTCAACCGTTGCAATATTGTTTTCAAGTATTGTTACCTTTCCAGCCAATGCCTCTTGAACCATGTCAACAGCATTAAGCCGGTTGTCTTGAGCACTATTTTTTTCTTCAATCGCTGTTATCCGCTCATCTTGCTCTTGATTCTTGCGCTCAAGTTCTGCCAACTTACCAGCAATTTCTAGCAACTGTCGCACTATACCACCCAAATCCAAAACAATAGAAGATTTTGTTTTGATAAGGCTAGCCAGCTCATTCGAATTGTCAGCAATTTCAATGGCAAATTGCGTCAAATCTTGGATAAAATCAACTGTTTTGATTTTGTTTGGGTCTTTTCCTGTCTCCTTTTTCTTTAATGTTATAAAAGGCACAAGGCTTTGTACTTCATTTAATTTGTCACCGTCTGCGTTTAAGTATAGCGTTAGATTATTCTTATTGTCTATTTCAAGGTCTGCTAGTGCTTCCTTTCCACTAATTGTTACACTTTCTATACCGTCGTCAAGCTGAAATTTTATGATACGGTCAATAGCTCTTACTTGTTTAGTTGTTTTCTTTTTTACCATGATTTTTACCCCTCTATTTTCTGACTACTATCTAATGTTGCAGGTTTTTCAAGTTCTGCTATACGCTGTTCAAGCTCTTCTAGCTTAGTCTTGTCTGCTTTCTTGCTGTCCTGCTTAATCGTGATTGTTACGTTGCCCTGCTTGTCTATTTCAACGTCTGCCAGCTGTGTCGCACCTGCTATCGTGATACTGTTCACGGTGTCGCCTTGGTTGAACTTTTGCATACTTTGAATAGGTCGTAAGCGTTTTGTTGTTTTAGCCATGTTTTACCTCTCTATTTTCTACTTTAATGGTTCGTGGATAGTGTGTTGTTAAGCTGTTAAAATAATATTTTGCCATTTCAAGCTGGTGCTTGTTTTGTTCCGTGATAATGGTTTCCAGTAAGCTATATCCGCTCCTCTGTTCCAGCCTGTCACGGTCTTTATACAGTAGGTTAGCCAGCATTTCAAACGCTGACGTAACCCTTGCACACGGTTCTTTACCCGTGTCACTATGCCCTACTATCTCTAGCTTTTGAGATACTGGTGTGGTTACAATGGTTATCTTAATCATAAATGGATATGCCCTGCCCCTCCTGTCATTTTGACCCGCTTAGTGCCGTCATAGCTGACTTCCAGCGATAGCTTGACCTTATCCCAGCTATCTCCGTAAACAGTCGTTAGTCTGTGTTCGCTTGATACAAGTACACCGTTATCCCAATGTACTAGCTCGTTAATAAGAGGAATAGCTGAAAAGTAGTTATTATCATCTATAACCCTTGAAAAGCCTTTTAGCTTGCTTTTGTTGTTTAGACGCTCTAGGCTGTGGTAAATACCTGCTATCTTAAATCTAACCATGATAACAGAACTAGCCTTAATCTTTCCAGCGTCTGCGACTGTAAAGGCTCGCCACGCTCTGCCTTGGTCGGTTTCATAATAGAAGATAAGTGGCTGTAACTTAATATAAGTTCCCTGTATATCCGTTAGCCGTGGGTTGTCGGATTTTAGATAGTAGAGATTGTCGGGGCTGTGGTTAAAATCCCCTGTAAAACCATAAAGAACGATATGCCCCAGCGTGCTATCGTATGTTAGTAACTTTTTATGTGATAAATCTAACAATGTTATAACTCCTTTCTACCATACTTGCAGGAAAAGCTCGTCCAGCTCGTTCAATATAGAATAGGTTAGGTCGGTTATCTGTGCTAGACTATCCAGCCTTTCCCCTAGACTGCTTCCGCTCCAGCCGTGTGTGTGGCTGTGGCTTTCGTTCTCAAACTTCCCATGATTTTCTTGTAGGGCGTTGGCGTGTTCGATTGTGCCGTATTTTGGCGTAAATAGGATTTCTAACCGCTCTTGTGGCGTGGTGTTCATGATACCCAGCCCTTGATTGTCGCCTGTCGCTTGGTTGTCGTTTTTAATGTCTATTGACTGGTTAAGCTCCATTAAAGACTTTTTCATGATTTCAGCCCTTGCTTTTAAGAGGTTCAAACACTTGGTGTTAAGACTTGTTTCCAGCAAGATTTGAAAACGGGCAAACGTCTCTAACCCGATTTCTCGGTTGTAGTAGTGTTTGCAAAATTCTTTTTTAAAACTTTCGTCAACGTATTCGGTCAGTCTCATACCCTTGAAAAGCTCGTTAAACGTGCTATCAATGATAACGTTATAGTGAAAAAAGTCACCGTTATCATCTACGGCAAGACCGTCTAGCTGACCCGTCACGGGGTTACGATAACGTGATTTTAAGAAGCTACCGATAGTTGCTGTTGTGTTGTTCTGCGTCATTCGATAACCCCCGTTGCGTCTGCGTTGAGTTGGTCTAGGTTCAAGTCTTTTTCAACTTTTTCCATGTTAAACATTTGAATGTACTCGGCTGGTTTAACATCAATATCAAGACCGTAGCAAGCGTTAATCAGCTTAACAGCGTTACGACGTGACTTCCAGCCTACTTCAATGTTAGCAGATATAGCCCCTTGGTTTGAAATGGCTTCCGCTGTGATTAATCTTTCTTTCTTGTCAACGGGGTTATTATTGATACCGATAAACGTTAGTAACTGGTTAATAACTCGGTTCTTTTCGTCGTGTAGTTTGTCAAGTAGGAAAGGTGCGTCCGTTCTGAATACCTTGATATAATTGTCTAACTGCTTAAAATCGTCTACACCGTCTTTGGTCTTTTGACGGTTAAGGTGTACGACTGGTTCAAACGATTGTATTTTGTTAAATACGTTCTTCAAGGATAAGACGCTTTTATCGTCAACGAAAACGAAAAACGGGGTAACTTGTGCGTTACGGTTAAGCTGGATTGTCATTTCAATATCTGCTAGCTTTTCACAAAACAGATGAATATAGTGTAGATATGGTTCACTAAAATTGTTATTTGGAATAACGATACAAGGCTTCCAGCGGTTGTGGTTGGTATGCTCCGTTTGAATGAAAGAAAAGTCCGTCTCTGAATAGGCTATAACCATTCTATCAAACTTGACTGTGGAAGCGTTAACGGGTAGGTAAGTAGTTGGCTGGTCGTAAATGTTCAACCGCTCTCCCCTCGTTCCGCTCTGCACTAGGTAGCCTAGTGTGTCGTCTTGGAAGAAAGCTATGTGCCCATTCTCTACCAGTTTTTTCTCTATGAAAAGTTCATCTATTCCGTCGGGTAAGTTGTACCATGTAAAATAGTTTACCACAATGTTGTAAAAGTAGTTAAAATAAAAATCATAGAAGCCTTTACGGTTACGGTCAACCGTGGTTTTTGAGTGTTCTATTCTGCCTAATGTTTTGTGGTATTGCTTCAAACTATGCAAGGCTTATCACTCCTTTCTTAATATAGTAAAAAGTAAGTAGCCAATAATGGCTACTTACTGGCGTTCTATTCTTCGATATAGAAAACGTGGATATTTTCAAACAATGACAAGCTTGTCATGTAGTGGTGGTGGTAGAAGTAATTGTACGAAAGCGTTCGAGGGTTTCGGATACTTTCCATGTGGGTCAACTTGTCTTTCAAAATGATAGACTTGTCAGAAACAAGAAACGCTACTGGTTTGCGTCCGTTGTTTTGACCTGCACCCGTAAAGGTTTCAAAATCATCTACAACGATTTGACGGGCTTGTACGCTTGCCTTATCCATGTTAAAGGCGTTAGCTAGCAACATATCAAGGTGCGTAGACCATTCGCTAGAAATGATAAGCCATTGATTTTCCAGCGGTGTGGCGTTCGGTACGCCTACGGGGTTGTTAAAGCGGTTACGGCTAGGAATTGTAAACTCTTTAGACTTGTTTAGAAGTGCTTGGTTGAAATCTACAACATAGTCCGATACCGTGTTATCAATCTTAGTGCCTTGTACCGTGATTTGGCGGTTAGAGCCGTCTGGCGCTGTGTAAGCTACTTCTTCCATAGCGTCCTGCAAGACTTGTTTAACAGCTTGGTACTCGTCCAAACCGTCAGAAGAAAGCAAACTGGTAAACATTTTGTCAATAAACTCGTCAAAAGCAAGGTCGGAAGTAAAGGCTTTCTGCACCCATGCACGTTCAAAAGTGCGGGTGTACATTTTTTCGTTGTTCAGTTTGTGGTAGAATACCTCAATATCAGTATCAGCAAACTTAAACGGGCTTACGCTGCTTTTAGCGTCAAAATCTTCTGCGTCCGCTGGGTGTACATAGATTTCTTGTAGTACGTCGCCAAATTCAAACGTCTCAGATTTAAAAATTGCTAGTGGGTTTTCATAAGAAAGTGCCTTGATAACGACCGACCCGATACGGTCAACAAGTGCTTTGAAAAATTCGTTTTCGTGTACTTGGAATTGTTGAGTAGGTACGTTTGCGTGGTTGATACGCCCAGCAAGGACTGGAATATCGGCTTGATAGGCTGGGCTTGCCATAGAGCGGATAGAGTTCAACAAGTCAATGTTAGATACTCGTTTTCCTGTTTCTGCTGACAAGTAGGCTGTTACTTTGTTACTCATTCTACATAGTCTCCTTCGTCTTTTTGGTTGTCGTCCTCTGAAATTTCTACTACGTCCAGCTCGTCGGCTGTAACGTCAGTAGCTGGATATTCGGGCACAAGTTGGGCTACTGGTTCAACGTTAGGTAGAACCTCTGCCACGGTTTCGGGTTGGGAGGTATCTTTCAACGCTCGTAGCTCGTCGTTGCCGTACCAGTTAATTTTAGGTGTGTTCATGTTGTTTCTTCTCCTTTCTTAAAACAGGGCTGTAATAGCTTCCACGCTGGAAACTTCTTCGCTGGCTTGCTTCATCACGTCTTGTTGATGCCCAATTTGACGGTAAAGCGTGTTGTTAGATTGCAAAAGCCCACGGTTTTTCTCGTTGAGCTTTGCCACGTCCTCGTTAAGCTGGTCAATTTGACCGTCAACGCCTAACAAAAAATCTTTAATAGCGATAAGGTCTGTTGTTACTTGTTCGATTTGGGTATCGTCGCCAATACGTCCTACAACGCTATCAAGGATTTCTATTGCTTGTTTTGTGTCCATGTTCTGTGTCTCCTTCCTGATTTCAGAATAGCATAGTTGACAAATTTTGTCAAGTGTTATATAATATAGCAGTAAGGCACTTGAAAGCCTTTGATAAGCTGGTCGGGACGATTATAGCTCAAGGGCTACCCGTCCACTACGTCATCTTAATCAGTTGACTTTCAAGAGCTTCAATCTGCTTTACATTTTAGACTTTACCTTTTCGGTAAGGTCTTTTTTAATTAAAACGGTAAATCGTCGTCGTCAATGAAAAATTCAGCAAACGGGTTGACCGCTTCAACTTCTTTCAACATTTCAACGGCTGGAAGCAAGATAGCGTTAAGACGGAAGAAATCATTTTTACCCTTAGCTCCTTTAACCTTAATGATTGCAAGGTGTACGATTTCTTCTGTATAAAGGTTTGGCGTTGATTGTGGTAAGCCTGTTTCTTCATTGATTTCTTCAACTGTAAACGGCTTTTCTGTGAAATTGTCTAGTGAAGTGTAGAGCTTAACCATTTTTGTAGCTTTTACGATAAAGTACGGTTTAGCGTCGGGGTCTTTTTCGGTGTCGGGGGTGTACTGTGTCATACCGATTTTTTCAAGTTGTTGAGCCTTGACTTGGTCGATAACGTGGAAGTAAACGGTCTTGGTGTTGACTTCCTGCTTGAAATCTTCTGAAACCTTGTTAGACGTTGCTGTAATGATAGCGGGAACTACTACGGTTTGAAAATCGTTGTTTGTTGCTTCTTGTTTCTTTTCTTGTTTTTTAGTTACCATTTTTGGAACTCCTTTATAATAATTTTTGAATAAAGTCAGCGGTATTGTTTACCGTCTCTTTTTGGGTTAGATTGTTAGAACGCTTACCAGCTTCTTCAATATGATTGTAAAGCGTGTCACTATCAACAAGGAAAATACTTTTTTCAAGTAAAAAGCTGATAAGATTGTAAAAGTGATTGATAGATATTTTTTCAAGCTCTCCTGTTAAAAACTTGTATTTCTCTATCAGTTGCTTGTGGTCGTCGTAGAGGTAGCGGGCATTTAGAAAGCTACTAAAATATATTAAGCTGTTAGGTAGTAGGCTTGATTTTTTGAAATAAGCTCCTTTCTGCTGTTGCTGGTTTTTCTTTGTTAAAAGACTTTCAGCAAATTCTAGTAAAAGTTTGTACTCCCATTTCTTAAAATAAGAAGTCGCTTTCCTTGATTTTGAAAGTAGTGTCAAAAATATGCGTACCCCCTTTAATTTGTTTAGTTGCTCGTTTACCTGTAAACTCTGCACCGATTTGGAAATTCTCAAACGTTACCTGCTTCTTAATTTCCGGTGTCATACCTGCACCCTTAACGTCAATATGGTAGCCGTCCTCGGTTATTATCCTTTCCATATAGAGCTTAGAGCGTAGGTATTTAGCCTTGTCAGCTCTGCCCTCAAAAGCCCATTTTCCAAATTCGTTTGGGTCAATGTCAAGCTCTAGCGCGTCAGAGTGTAAGAGGTGTAAGCTATCGGTATCAGCGTATAAGAAATTTGGATAGTTTGCTTGTGCGTTTGAGATAATAAAGTGTCTTGCTATTGAGGTAACGAAAAGAGCAACGGGAACATAAACGGGTGCTACTTCTTCTTCCTCTTGTAGTGAGAATTTCAGCACGCCGTCCACTAGGTCGGCTTCTTTCTGCCGTGATACGATTTTAGCCCCAAACTTACCGTAAAGACTGTTTAGCATGATTTTGGCTTTTTGCTTTTCAGCTGGTGTCTTGGCGTTTTCTTTCTTGTAACGGTAAATCTTGATATAGTTGTCAAAAAGCCCTTGCTCCGTTTGAAATTCTAGTGTCTCTAAAATCTCTGTTTGGTGGTCGTAGTGCTTGTTTAACAAGTCATAATCAAAATTTGTTAAGTAAAGTTCTACTACTTCTCCGTTAGTGCTTCTAACATAGTCGGAAGTTCTAACCCCTACCCGTAAAGCGTCCAGCTTTTTCTTGATTTGGATAGTAGGCAAGTGGTCGGGCTTTAGGTTAAAAGCTGTTTTAACGTGGTAGATATAGTAACAGCTAGGGTCTAGCTTTTCGGGTGTCCTTTCGTGATAAGTTGGTTCTCCTATCGGTAAAGGGTTATTAAGCATAGTAGCTGGGTACATACTGTTAATGTCGTAAATGTCTATTAAAGCATTTATATCCTTTCCTTGGTGGATAGGGTTTGCAAACGTCCAGCCACCACGATAGGCGGAGCGACAAAACAGGTCTATATCTTTTTCAAGTTTTGGGAAGTATTGTCTAAACTTGTTACCGTCGTCTTTGAAAATACGCTTAAACTCAGTTAGGGCTTCGCTGGCTGACGTAAACTTAGTAAAGTGTTCGTCATAGTACATTGCATAGATACCACGGGCAAGGATAGCAACGTCTGTTTTAACGTATTCTATCCAAATGGTTTTTATCTCTTTTGGTTTGTACTCTAGCAAGGGGGTTTCCCCTTTAGCTACTGGCATATTAAAGAGTTTAGCCATTGTATCGATTGAAAAGTTCATAATTTTCAGGCTATCCCTAAAAGTTATCTTAAATTCTTGAAACTCTAGCGTGATTGAATACCATACCCCCATATCATTGATAAAGTAAGAGCATTTAACCCCCTTATCAAGAAAAAAATTTAAGAGGAAAGAGCCGTCAAACTTTAGATTATGGAAGAAAACAACGTAGTCGGTTTCCCCTGTATTCTTGTAGGTGGTATAAGTGTCAATATAAAGGGATTTTATAAAATCCTTTATGTTAGTATTAACCGTAAAACGGTCAAGGTCTGCGTAGTGTTCAACGTTGACAAAACATGATAACCAAACTTCTGTAAAATCGGGGCTTGTAGTTGTTTCAAAATCACTAGCATAGTAAACAGTCATTTTCTTCTTCTTGACTGTATAAACTGATTGCTGAAACGGTCAAGGTCATCAAATAGGTTAGAAATTGTAGTAAAATCAAAATCATTATAAGAAGCGTCCGATTGATTGTTAGGGCTATCAATTAAGAAAATAGCGTCAAAATCAACCTTGCTGGAAACGTCGCCATTAACAAAATCTTTGAAACCTTGACGGCTCATGCGTTTTATTCTATTTATGGTTTTCTGATAAGATTTTACGGATTTTTCAGAAAGTCCGCCCTCTGCTTTGTGTTTGTCTAAAAGGTGTTCTAGCTGGTCTATATAGCGTTGTTTAGCTCTCTTATCCATTTCTGCCTTGTGTTGCCTTATTTCCTTTACGCTCTTAAAATTGTTCAGCGTACTCTTTAGGCTCTTTTGATAAGTAGAGGATAACTTGGTAGGGTCGTAGTTGATACCATACCACGCTTTAACCTTGGCTAGATACTCTTTTGTGACGATTTTACCGTCAACAACTGAAACAGGTTTAGACTGTTTAGACCTATTATATAGATTATTAAGTTGCTTGTCGTTAAGACCAGCAAAATTATAACCCCCTAGCAACCGTTTAATATCAGCGTTGCTTGCCCCTTGGTTTCTTAGCGTGTTTCGTCTGCGTGTAAGGTGGTCACGTTGCACCTTACGTTGTTTAGGTGTCAATTTGACCATGTTCTAGCTCCTTACTGCTTATACGTCATAGCCACGTCGTAAGGGATAGAGCAAGTAACTTGTTCAACTTTGATAGCCTTAACGTCGTAGCCCACCGCACCCGTCGCTAGCACAACCTTAGAAAGATAGTTTTTAACGTTCTTTTCTGTCCGTTTGTGTAGTAGGGTTTCTTCTCGGTTTTCTTGTACCAGTTCGCTATCTTTCATAAATACCAAAATATAAGAAATCTTAGTAGTGTTAAAAGACGTTTTAATCATATTTATTTTCCTTTCTATTTTATACTTATTATAAAGTTATAAATAGGTGGAGGTCTTGACCTTTTAACCATGATTCTACCCCTTATCTGTATCAATAAAGAATTGTGAAAGCTCCGTCCAGTCGATAGCGTCAGGGTTTTCAAGAGCTGTTGCAACTAAAGAGCGGACAACATTTTCAAGTGTTGAAACTCTTTCAAGTAGTTCATCTTGTTCTTGTGTTAAGATAACTTTTTCATTTTCAAGTAAGGTTTTATTTTCCATAATTGTATTATATCCTTTTCTATTTTGTTTGTCAAGTATTATCTTCTTCTATTTAGTAAAGAATTTTCGTTACTATCATAGCATAAAACCTCAAAATCTAATAAGGTTTCTGTGTTTTTTTTTTTTTCATTTGTTAATACT